TGAACAACGTGGAGAAGAAGAAACAAACGAAGAAAAGCAATCAAAAGAAGAAGCTCCCGAAGAGAAAAAGGCCGATACAGAAGTTAAAGAAGAAACGCTATCTGCTGAAGAAAAATCGTTTAAAAAGCGTTATGGCGATCTAAGACGGCATATGCAAGAAAAAGAAAAGGAGTGGGACGATAAGTTCAAAGCCTTTGAGAAACGATTAGAAAAAGAATCTATTGTACCACCTAAGTCTGATGAAGATATAGAAGAATGGTCTAAAGAGTATCCAGACGTGGCAGGTATAGTAGAAACTATCGCTGCTAAAAAAGCTCAAGAGATGTTTAGTAAAGCTGAAGCTCGTATGCAAGAGTTTGATAAGATTCAAACAGAAGCTGAAAGAACTAAAGCTGAAACTTTAATACGTAAATCACATGAAGACTTTGATGATCTACGTGCATCTGATGAGTTTCATAACTGGGTTGAAGAACAACCTAAGTGGGTACAAGATGCACTATACGAAAACTCAGATGATCCAGCTTCTGTAGTTCGTGTTATAGATCTCTACAAAGTAGATAAAGGTCTAACTAAAAGTGCAAAGAAAGCAAAAGCTAAAGATGCAGCTTCTACTGTAACTAAACGTACTAAGACACAAGTAGATGTAGAAGATGCAAATGACGCAATTCGTGAGTCAGATGTCGCTAAAATGTCCGATAAGGAATTTGAAGAGAAATCTGATGAAATTAACAAAGCTATCCGTTCGGGTAAATTTGTTTACGATGTATCTGGCAAAGCTAGATAAAACTGTTGACAAATCAATTTTCAGCAGTATAACTATGGGTATGTTGACAAAAGCCTCTTTTTGACTACCTTTTGTCGCACCCAAATTCATAAAAAGTCTAAACTAAGAAGAACTACCTGGACAAGTATAGGCCCAGTGGTATTTGCTAGCGCAAGTAAATATTAACTGCACCCTAGAAAACGTACAGCCCCTTTTAGATGTTTAAGCTTAATTCAAGCCAAATATCAGGAGGATTTTACCATGGCTTTTACAACCGCAGGAGGATACGGTAACTTACCTAACGGTAACTTTTCCAGTATCATATACTCCAAAAAAGTACAACTTGCGTTCCGCAAGAGTACAGTAGTCGGTGACATCACCAACTCAGATTACTTTGGGGAGATTGCTGCCCAAGGTGATACGGTGAAGATCATCAAAGAACCTGAAATCTCAGTAAGCGCATATGCTCGTGGGACTCAGGTAAATGCACAAGATCTAGACGATGAGGATTTCTCTCTAGTCGTTGATAAAGCAAACTACTATGCTTTTAAAATTGACGATATTGAAGAAGCCCACTCACACGTTAACTTTATGGATCTTGCTACCAACCGTGCAGCATACCGTTTAGCTGATCAGCATGACCAAGAAGTTCTTGGCTATCTATCAGGTTTTAAACAGTCTGCTTTACATGCTGATGCTGACACAGTCAATGACCAAGTAAATGGTTCAAAAGCTGTATCAACAGCAGGTACAGACGAGTTGTTATCTTCAATGAAACTTATTAAGTCTTCATTTGGTAACATCACAACTGGTTCTGCAGGAGATCATTCGATCCCAATAGCAGCACGTCTACCAGGTGCGACAGCACTACCAACAGCAACTGCTTCACCTGCAATGGTTGTTGCAAGAATGAAGCGTTTGTTGGATCAACAACAAGTTGACTCACAAGGTAGATGGCTTGTAGTTGACCCTGTGTTTATGGAAATCATGGCTGATGAGGACTCAAGGTTCTTAAATGCTGATTTCGGTGAATCAGGTGCTCTACGTAATGGTCTTGCACTAAACAACTTTCATGGCTTCAGAATGTATGTATCTTCTAACCTACCATCAGTAGGTACAGGTTCAGGTACAACAGGTTCTGCAAACCAGAACACTAACTATGGTGTGATTGTTGCTGGACATGATTCTGCTGTAGCAACTGCAGAGCAGATCAGTAAGACTGAAACATATCGTGATCCTGACAGCTTTGCTGACATCGTTCGTGGTATGCACCTATACGGCAGAAAGATTCTTCGTCCAGAAGCAATCGTAACTGCTAAATATAACGCAGCGTAAGGGGAGATTGAATTATGGCTTTAGGTGATAATACACTTCAATCTGCTCGGGGAGCCAATGCTAACCCAGGTAGAAAACCTTACATGGTTCAAACTGTTTTGAATCTAGCAACTGCTTTGTCTGACAAAGGATCTGCACTAGCTGCTTCTGATGTCGTTCCAGTAATTGCTGTCAAAAAAGGAACCATGATCCTTAATGCAGGTATGGAAGTTGATACAGCTTCTGACGGTTCTACATTAACTCTAGATCTAGGAACAGGGGCTGATGCCGATTGTTTTGTAGATGGATTTGATGGAACATCTGCAGCAGGAGTTGTTACTCAAAACCCTGCGGCATTCCAACCATTAATGGCTGTAGCTGATGACAACATCGACATGACAATTGCAACATTGTCTGGTGGTGCTGTTACTACAGGCAAGATCCGAATTTGGGCATGGATGATGGATTGCACAGATGCGGGTAATGATGGTACTGCTCAAGAAGTAGATCGTGATGCACTTGCATAACAACTAACTTGAGGGGCTGGGCAACTGGCCCCTCTAAGCTTATCTAAGGGATTTTTTTATGGCAACTTATATAACACTGGTCAATCAACTTCTTGTTCGTCTGAACGAAGTGACATTAGACACAGCAGGTGATGGCTTTACTACAGTACGTAATGTTCAGGCACTTGCTAAAGATGCTATTAATAACTCCATTAGAAATATAGTACAGACAGGACAAGAGTTTCCATTCTTAAAAACAACTAATACACAGACATTAACAGCAGGTACTAGGCAGTATGCCTTTCCTGCTGATTTTGCTTCTGTAGACTGGGATACTTTCTATATAAAGCAACTAGGGTCTGCAGGTAATACACCTAGTTTTCTTCCTACAATATCTTTTGAAGAGTACACTCAAAGATTTCGTGGCTTAGATGACGAAGGTGATTCTGGATCTGGTATATCAGCACCACAACGTGTGTATCAAACACTAGAAGCAAAGTTTGGTGTTACACCAGTACCAAACAATAGTTATGTAGTAGAGTATGTATACTTTTCATTTCCTGCTGATCTAACAGCTTTTAATGACACAGCTGTAATACCTGATAGATTTAATCATGTACTTATTGATGGTGCTATGATGTACATGATGAGATTTAGATCTAACGATCAAAGTGCTGCAATACATCAACAAAACTTTGAAAGTGGTATAAGATCTATGAGACGAGTACTTATGGATGATCCACTTGATGTTAGATCAACAGTAATACAGAGAAACAAATCATTTAGTAACACTATTAGTAGTATTGTGTAATGCCCGAAAATTTAGCTTCCTTTAAAGTCTTCTGTCAAGGAGGACTAAATACTAGCAGAGATGTGTTATCTCAAGGTGAGAACCAACCTGGTTCTGCTGTTTCTTTGATTAACTATGAACCTGCTGTTACTGGTGGTTATAGGAAAATAAATGGGTTTGCTAACAATTACGGCACAGTTACAGGTACAGGAAGTGTACTAGGTGTTTGTGTAGCTGACGGTATAAATGATGGCATACTAGCTTGTAGAAAACCATCATCGGGCAATAACTACTTACATAAATGGAACAGTTCTAGTTCAGCTTGGGATGCTGTAACTACTGCAGGTTCACCTACAATGGTAGGGGTATCTAAAGTTAGATTTTCTAGACTTAACTTCGGTACACCAAAAGTAGTTTTAACCGATGGTATAAATCCTGCATCTACATACGATGGCACAACGTATACTCAGATTACACATTCTGATGCACCTACAGATCCAAAATATTCTGCTGTATTTCAAAACCATCTATTTTTAGCAGGTGATCCTGCACATTCAACTAAACTATTTTTTAGTGCTCCACTAGCAGAAACAGATTTTGCATCCGGTAACGGAGCAGGGGTTATAAACGTAGGCTTTCCTATAGTTGCTATTAAATCATTTAGAAATGAACTATTTATATTTGGTGCAACTAATATTAAAAAACTAGGTGGTACTGCACTAGCTAACTTTGTGTTACAAACTGTTACGGATGATCTTGGATGCCTAGCGACAGATAGCGTTATAGAAATAGGTGGAGACTTATTATTTCTTTCGCAGGATGGTCTACGTCCTATTGCAGGTACAGCAAAGATTGGTGACGTTAATTTAGAAACAGTGTCTAAAAATATTCAGTCTATTTTTACCGATATTGTATTTGATATTGATCTTGACACACTTAATGCTGTAGTAATTAGACAAAAGTCTCAGTTTAGATATTTCTTTGGTGCAGCAGACTCACAAGGTATTATTGGTGGGTTTAGACAAACACCTAACGGATTGCAGTTTGAATATAGTCAAATGTTAGGTATTACAGCTACTTGTGCAGATAGTGGCTATATAGGACAAAATGAATTTGTATTACATGGCACCTCTACAGGTAAAGTTCAACAACAAGAAAGTGGCAACAGTTTTGCAGGAGATCCTATATTTAGTATTTTTCAAACTCCTTTCTTTCACATGCAAGACCCAGAACAAAGAAAAATATTTTACAATGTAGCTACTTATTTACGTTCTGAAGGTGATAACTCAATAGTTATGTCGGCAGTGTATGATTATGAAGACGTAGATACACTTAATCCAACTAACTTTGATTTAACAACAACAGGTGCAGCAGCATACTATAACGAAGCAACATACAACAGTACGGCAATATTTGATGGTAATCCATCACCAGTTCAAAGAACTAATATATCAGGGTCTGGTAAATCAGCATCTTTAAAATTCGTAACTAATGATACAAATGCATCTCACAGTGTACAAGGTTTAGTGATTACATTTGGGGTAGGAGACAGGTTATAACATGGCAGGTTATTCAAGACAATCAGCAGCCGATATTATCGCTAATGCGATTATTAAGGCAGCACCAGTAAACGCAGAGTATAATGCTCTACGAGATGCGTTTGCTTTATCAGGTGGACACAAACATGACGGTAGCTCTACTGAAGGTGCATACGTACCTCTTATAGCTGACACCGATGCACTAAACAAAGTTGTAGTAGATACTAGTAATAATAGAATAAGTTTTTATAGTGAAGTATCGTCCTCTGCAGTAGAACAATTACGTATTCAAGACGGTGCTATTGTCCCTGTAACTGATGACGATATTGATATTGGTACATCTTCATTAAAGTTTAAAGATTTATATGTTGATGGTGTAGGTTACATTGACTCTGTTACAGTAACTGGTGTTGCTACACTTTCTAATGTAGACATTAACGGTGGTGCAGTAGACGGTGTAACTATTGGTGCAGCCTCTGCAGGTGCAGCTACATTTACTGATCTTACTGCCACAGGTACAACAACAGTAACTACGGCAGATGTAAACGGTGGTAATATAGACGGTACTATAATAGGTGCTTCTACAGCAGCAGCAGGTACATTTACAGGTTTAACAAGTACAGGGACTTCAACTCATGCTACGGTGGATATTAATGGCGGTAATGTGGATGGCACAACAATTGGTGCTTCTAATGCTGCGGCAGCTAGCTTTACAACTGTTACTACATCTGGTCAAGCAACACTGGCGACTGCTGATATTAATGGTGGTACTGTTGATGGTGCTGTTATTGGGGGCAGCACACCTGCAGCCATAACAGGTACAACTGTTACAGCTACATCAGGTTTTGTAGGAGATGTGACAGGTGATATTACTGGTAACATTACAGGTAATATTAGTGGTGTTGTTACAGGTAATGTTTCAGGTAACGTAACTGCAGGTTCTGGTACATCTACATTTAACAATGTAACTGTCAACGGTACACTAGACGTTACAGGTACAACGATTGCTAACGTTACTGACCCTAGTAATGCGCAAGATGCTGCCACGAAAAATTATGTTGACACAGAAGTAGCTGCTCTTGTTGACTCCGCACCTTCAGCATTAAACACACTAAACGAATTGGCTGCAGCATTAGGTGACGATGCAAGTTTTAGTACAACAGTTACAAACAGTATAGCTACTAAGTTACCACTTGCAGGTGGCACAATGTCTGGTGCTATAGCAATGGGTACAAACAAGATTACAGGTCTAGGTGATCCTACAGCTAACCAAGATGCAGCAACTAAAAAATATACA